CAGAACCAAATTCTTCTAATGCTGATAATTGTCTATTATCATTATAAAACTGTTCTTCTTCTTCCGTAAGTTCTTCTTCATTTTCAATTTTTGTAGAAATTTCATCAAATTTAGTTTGATCCTCTTCAGATAAACCTTCTTCTTCTGATTCTTCTACTTCTGAATTTACTGAATCATCAGTAACTTCTTCTCCATCAACCTTTTTTTCTTCTAATGGTTTTGCTGATTCTTCCACTTCTGGATCTTTTTTTTCAGATTCTAAAGTAGTTACACCATCAGCATCATCACCAGATAATAGAGTGCTACTCTTAAACTTGTCACCTATTCCGTTTAGAAAATTTGCAGTTTCTTTTGGTTGTTTGTTTACTTCCATCTTTTACAAAAATTATAAATTTATACTATATAATGAAATGAAGGTGAGCGAATAAAAACCTCTATACATAAGGAATTTATTTCTCACCTGCTACCTTGTTTTGCAATGCTGTTCTGTTAGTTTCTCTTTGTACTTGAATCTTTTCTCTTTCTACTTGCAGTTTTTCTCTATCATTTTGTAATTTCTCTAGTTCTAAAGAGTTATCTTTAGTATCATCTGCTGATAGAGAACTAATTTGAGAATCAAGATTACTTTGTAATGCTAATAAAGATTCATCATATTTTAAATTAGCTTCATAATATTTAAAATCCAATTCGTCTTGATGTTTTTGATCTTCTCTAGCTTGTGCTTGTTGGTTAGCTTGTACTTCAGCTTGTTGCGCTTGTTGCGCTCTTACTTGTACGGCTTCATAATGATCTTCTAATACTTTATCTATCTCTTCAATATTATTAGATTTCTCTAACTTAATTAAAAGATCAGGTCTATCTGCTGCTGCATTTTGTGCTAAAGCTTGAGCATTACCTCTAATTCTATTTAACTTAACATTTTCTTCACCAGAATTAAAAACTCTAATTCCAAATTCTAATTCTTGATAATCTTCTCCTTCTACATTTAATATAGCTTCTCTTTTCTCATCATCAATGTATCTAAGTTTTCTACCATCTTTCCATGCAAATTTACTTAAATCTAACATTGATTGAAGATCTCTTTGTTCAAATTCTTCAAACTCTTTAAATAAAGTTTCTGTAGTTATTGATGCCTGAAATATAGCTTGGTCATTAACTCCTTTACCATCACTAGCTCTAGTTTGACCTTTTCTTTGAGGATTAAAACCTATAAGACTTTCAGCTTCAGACTTAATTTGTTGAGCTAGAACAAATAACTCTCTTATATGTTGATTTAAACTTAAATCTAAAACTCTAATACCCTGTTGCATTAGTCCAATATCCCTATCAGTTCCTTCTCCAAATAATAAACCATCTGCATCCATGAAATACATGGTTTCTTCAATGTCAATATTATCATCATCAGAGAGTAACTGTTTAGGTAAAAACAATACTTTATCTTTATTCTTATTAATTAACTTTTCTATATGCCAATGAATACCATTATATCTTTCTTGATATGGTAATAATTTCTCTACAATACTTTTTGGTTGATAATGTCTTCCTGTAGGAACTCTACCATTAATTAATAATTTACATTCACTAGGATTATCAAATTTTCCTCTTTGATATGGTAATGGTCTAATACCTACATATATATCATCATCTATTCTCCATCCTTCCCATACTTGATTAACCCATCTCCATTCAATAGTTTCATTAGGTAATTTTTTATAATCTTCATCTACTTCAAATTCATATTCATTACCTAATATATCATAACCTGTAACTTTACCTATTTTAATTATAGATTTCCAATTAACATAATAAACTTGTAAAGTATTAGGTGTAACATATAAACTATTATAATTTAATTTACCATCACTGACTAAACTAGACATAAAAGTGTTAGTTTCACTATAAACTACTTTTCTATTTTGAGTATCATTATTATATCTAGCTTCTAAAGCTTTAACTTCTTTTTCACTAAGTTCATCCCAAAAATTATCTAATACTTCAGATACTGTCATATTAAATAATACAGAAGCTGATTCACCATCTTCTATAAAAGTAGTATCCTCACTAACTACGTAATTACAATAAATAGGAGATACATTTTGATAAGTTACATTATTAAATAATACATCTCTAATACTAATAGTTTCTGCAACTGTAATATAATCAAAAAGACCATCTCTAGTTTTTCTCATAAAATCAGTATGCTCAATAATGTAATTTATAGCTCTACCTCCAATAATACTTTTTTCATCTTTAATATTATCAACCTCTTTATCTATGTCTTCAATAGGTCTAGGTTCGTTATTAGAAAACCCAGTATCCATTATTCCATTTAAACTATTAATAGCTATTTTCTCTAATTCAACTTTTACTAGCTGTTTTTTAGTTTCATTCTTAATATGTTCAATATCAGAATTAATAGCTATTACTTGAGGTCTTATTTCTCTTTCTATTTTTTCTCCTAGTAAATGTTGAACTAGAGGACTTATAATATCATAATTTCTTAATTTAGCAGGATATGATTTTAATTCACTTCTATTTGTATTAAGAGGGTTAGTTAAATAAGTATATCTACTTTCATCAAGATACCCCATTGCAACTTTATATAATCCAACTTTATGATCTCTTGATCTAGTATATTCATTAGTTCTATCAATGTAATAATCTACATTAGCTTTTCTCCATAGAACTGCTTTTTTACTATCTCCTAGTTTTTGATTAAGAGGTAAAGTTTGTATTTGTTTTCTACTTATATGTCCACTACTCATTTTATTGGAATCTATTCATTAATAAAAGTTTTTTTGTTGGATCTTTCTTTCTATCTTTTCTTACTAACTTAATTTGTTTATATATAAGTTCTCTCATATAAAACATTCCAACTCTTAATGCTGAAATTCTATCAAAGTTATCATCTTCGTTATACAATAAAAATTCCTGCAACAAAGCAGGATCTTTTATCATACCAAAATTAAAATGTAAATCTGTATTATTAGAACCAGTATCTCTTTCAGTTTTTAACCAATCTGCAATATACATATTAGCACTTAATATTCTAAGATTAGCTGAACCACTACTCATAGTTACACCATATTTTCTTATACTAGGATTCTTTGTTTTAATATTATCATCCCAAGGTAACTCTAATTCTGGTACTAACCAACTAAGCAATTTAAATCTTTTCGCATAATCTATAACATGCTCTTTATCATTTTCAATAACAATTCTAGCATTCCACCTTCTAGCTAATAAAAATAAATTTTCGTTATAATCATCTACTTTATCTGGTCTTCCAACATAACTTGCAACTATTCTATCACCAATATCACCATTACATATATTATTAAAATTCATCATAACATATGATGCACCAAGTGATGTTCTATTTACAGCATCATCTTTAAAATAAGGGTCATGACAAATAAAATATAAATTATCTGGAATTTCACCATTAATTTTATAAGGTAATTCATATTCTAAAACACATCCATCTAAATTAACACCTTTACCATCTAAATGTGGATAAGTTAATATAGGTCTTAATTTAGGATCATGTAATGCTGCAACTTTACCATCTATAACTTCTAATCTTTTAGGAACTCCTTGACCATAAATACTTTCATCAGTTTGAACTTTTCTAGCCCATATATGCATACCCTTAATGTTAAACTCATTATCTCTAACAACATTAAGAGCTTCACTTGGTGCAAATGGATGTTCCGCTATTTCATTAGTATAATCCTTAGCATCAGTTGACTTCTTAGCTTTTTCTCTTAAATCATCAAAATAAGCTTTAGCACTTTCATGGTTTGTATTACCATCTTTATCTAAATGTTGAACATTAAAAGTAGCTGGTGCAAATAAAGCGCAATCAGTTCCAACTAAACCTTCATCCCATAAATTATTATAAGCTAATACATTATAAGATCTAGGGTTATAAACAAATTTCTTTAAACTTCTATAATCATCATCTTTGGAACCACCAGTACCAAAACATATCATGGTTCCATAATTAACTCCACCTTCTTCTACACTATCTCTAGCTCCTTTCCAAGCTTTATCTAAATTAGGAAACTTTCCAGCTTCTTCAAATAATAAATACTCCCCTCTTTTACCTCTAGCTTTATCTGGATTATGACTAATACCAATACCCATAACCTCTGACATAATACCTTTTTCTAAACCTTCATCATCTGCATAAGATGCTCTAACAAACATCTCTTTTCCTTCTGCATTTTTAAATTCATGACCTTGTTTAAAAGCTGTATTATTATTAACAAATCTTCTATATGTTAGAAACTTATCCCATAATCCATCTTTTCTAAGGTATTCTTCACCATCAAATGCAAACATATAACATTTACTTCCTGGCACTAAATGATACATTCTACTTGGTAGACTTGCTGCTTTAAAACTTGCCCCTACACCTCTTGGTTTAATCCATGCTAAATGATGTCCTCCAGCTAAATTTTCTTTATCTTCTTTTATGTTTAAATCATATGGTAACTTCTTATAATCTTCTAGATCC